ATAAATTGAGGAGAAACTTCTTTGCCTTCTTTCATCATAAATGCTCCAGGCGTCGAAGGTTCACTTACAAAATCCCAACAAATAAGTTGAAAGTCGTCTTGTACTATTTGTGTGTCACCTTTTGATCTTGTACTACCAACTCCTCGAGAAGATATACCTAATGTTATACCACTTTCTACTAAAGACTGTAATATTTTGCCGCTAGGTGTATTAAGAATCTCTACTGTGCCGTAAACTATATCACCTTCCATATAAGCTTCTCTAACTGTATGTGATGCATTTTTTAGTTCAACAACTGAAGAGTCTGGATGGTCTAGTTCTCCTAATGCTCTATTTTCTTTTATAAACTTTTGATAGTTTCTAATTTCTCTTTCAAGAATAGCTCTAGGATAAACTCTGCCATTTTGATTTAAAGTTTCAGCTTTTTGCAAAATACCTTTCATCATTAAAGGTTTTCCTTCTTCTATTTGCTCTTTTATTAACTTAGGATCATATTCAAAATTAATCCACTCTGTAATTAATTTTTGTGAAGTCATTTTATTCTCCTTTTATTTCTTCAGTTAATCTAACTGTTGTTAAAAATTTACTTAAATTTAATTTAGTTACTTCGTTCGGATCTAAGCTTTCAACTTTGTTTTTAACTTTATTATATTTTTCATTAAGTATTTGATTTGAACAGTTTTTCATGTATTTTTCTAATACTAATATACTTTCTTTTTGTATTTCTGCAAAGTGACTTCTAACTTTTTCGTCTTTTTCATTTGTGTATAGATTAATTAGATTGTTTTGATTTTCTGAAAGAATTGAAGCATATTTTTTATTAAAAATTTCTTTCATAATCTTTCTTGTTAAATTATCTGGTTGAATTATGTTTTCGGTAATGATTTGTTTTTCTTTAGTTAAATTTTCATGAAGAATTATTTCATATTCAGTTATTTTATCAAAATTATTATCATTATTACGCCACTCATTTAAGAGTGTTTGAATTGTTGCATAAATTTTATAATCTTTAACATTACTTTCAAAAATAACACCTTTACCGAATGTATAATTTAAGTCTCTAATTAACTTTGATTTTTCTTTTTCTAATTTTTCACTATTAAACATATTATTACAAGCTGATTTTGCTTCTAGTATTATGAGATTTGCTAAGGTATCTGTTACTCCATGAGTTTCAGATAAAGCCTTAAATAGCTTAAATTCTTTAAATAATTGTGAATTTTTATTAAAGTTTTGTTTTACTATATTAATAGCTTTTTCTGCGTCAGTCTTATTATCATCCATCAGCTTTTCACATATGAAATTCATAATTTGTTCATATATTATTCCGACATTTCTTTTTTTATTATGAGACTTTCCCATTAGCTTATTCCTCTTCTTTTAACAAATTGTCATCTATAAGTATATCGTAGTCTTGGTCATTTGATTCTCTAAGTAACTTATTGCTACTAGCACCTATGTTTAACTTACTATCCATTGATTCTAAATCTTTTGACATTCTATAAGAAATCTGTTTATCAATATGATTGCTTATAACAGGACTTTGCGGCAATATCCCATCCATTTGCAAGAGACTATTTGCAGTGGGTGTTTTTATATTTTCAATATTTGTTGCACCGCTAAATAAGTCTGTTTTTTGAATAAATGTTCCTTTTATAGGATTTTCGTATCCTAACTTTACGTTTAAAGAATTTACGCCGGAAGATTTTACTTTAGAAGAAGCTTTAATAGGTCGATTTATTTTACCTTCTTTTTCGTCTTTATCTTTTTTAATATCGTCATCTTCATCAATTAATTCATCGTATTGATTTAACTCTTCTTCTGACATTAAATTTCCTTTTTTAATCTCTCCAGAGAATAAATCTCCTAAACCCTCACCAGATTCTTCTGCTCCACCAACAGGAGGTCCACCGAATGAGTCATCTTCGCCGGCATCAGGATTATTATTTTCGTCGCCAAACGCAAGAGATTCTGTAGGTGGTAACTGAACAGCCTCAAGTCTCATTTCTCTTATTTTATCTTTCTTTCTGCCTTTTTCAATTCTTTCTATTTCATCATCGTTTAATTCTAAAATATTTTTTCTAATCCACTCTCTATCAACCATACCTTCAGGAGCTGAGCTTGCTATATCAAACTTAGATCTAATTAATTCTAGTTTTTGTTGTTGCGCAATACTTGAAGGATTACTTAATTCAAGTTTAAAGTCTAACAGGCTTTCATCTGTATAACCGTGTGTATATAAATGAATCATTGCAATTTTATTTAATTCAGAAATAATTGTCTTTTGAATTCTTTGAATTGTGCGACTAAATCTTATATCTTCTTGAGCTAATGTTGCTTTTGCACCAATGTCTTCATCATAACCTAAATAAGCCTTAGGTATTTTTAACGCAGCAAAAAGTTTTTTCTGAATGTATTCAACATCTTCAATAGCTGTAGTGTTCGAACCTCCTGCTAAGGTATCAATTCTTGTTCCACTTTCACCACCTCTTACCGGTAAAAAATAATCTTCATCTACTGAAAGGGGGTTATATCTTAAATCTACCTGCCCTGTGTTTTTATCAATCACTGCATTTCTTTTTAAAGAAGACTGTGCTTGTTCAAGATAATCTGCAATATTTTCAGGAGGAATATTGCCAACGTCAATATAAAAAACACGTCTTTCAGGTGATCTAATAACTCTATAGACTAGCATTGCATCTTCAATAAGAATTAATTGTCTCCAAACTCTTCTTGCACCTTCAAGGACAGAAGATCCATATGGAAGAAAAGCATCATTTCCTAATAATCGTAAATGAGAAATTTGCCAGTTTTCTAAAACTTTGTTTCCTTGAGTTATCCATCTAAATCTAACAGCACCTGGATCTTGAGGATCAAAACCTTCTTCTCTTTCTATTTCAGCAATAGGAATAGGAAAAACATTAATCACACCATATTCTGGATGAATATCGTTAAATAAGAAAAAATCTCCATATTTGCATAAGTTTCTAACCCACATGACTAAATTAAAGTCAATATTCAAAGTATCATAAAATAATTCTGACAAAATTTGTTTAATTTTACCGTTTTCAGAGTTAATATGCAAGACTGTTCCTAATACATCTGGAGAAACACATTCTTCTGAATAAATATCTAATGCGGAAGATATTTCAGGTGTTGCTTCCATTTCTGAAAAATCACTATATCTAGCCATTCTATCATAAGATCCGTATGCACTTAATGTTGAGTTATATACATCACTATGATTTTTCTTGAAAACCTCCAGAGAAGATTTAGAATATGTGGTATTTTTTAAGTGTTTTATCTTTCTACGTACAACAGGACCTGATCTAAATAGTCCTGTTAGTTTTACAAAAAGATTATCATTTTTTTTTGCCATTATTTTATTTTCCTATTAACCAACTTAAATCACCTAGAGGATTTTTGGGGTTTGTTCCATTTTTTTTACCTGAAAATGATCTATCAGGCATATAAACAGGTAAAAAAGGATTTACTGTTTTTTCACTACTATTATAGAAAGGAGAAATGGAAGTTTTATCTATATTTGTTTTATTTAATTCCATACCTTTGAGTATTGCATCAGCTTGTTGTATTTGCGAAACATTATATGTATCAGAGTTATTGTCAGCTAACCAACAACCAATTGCTAAAGACATTATTAAATCATCATTATAGCCTTTCATAGCAGTAATTTTTTTACCATTCCAGACAAATGTTTTTAATTCTGAATAAAGTCTTTGTGAGTAAGTTTTAATACGACCATTACGTAAAGTTTCTTCAAAATTTGCAAGTATTTTATCTCTACTTTCTTTGCTTGTGGTAAAACCGGCCTTTGCAATATTTTGACCTTCACCATAAAGATACTTATATTTTTCTTTTTCAGAAGAAAAGTAAATGTTTTTATATGCTAAGTCTGCAAGTTTAACTAGCATAGTATAACCATAAGCATTATTTTCTGGGCAAATCATTGCTGTATTAAATCTTTTTGCAACATCATAAACAAGTATAGCAAATTGGTCTGGAGGAATTTTTCCTTTATATTCACTAGCAATACTCATATTTGACGTATTAATAACATGAAAAGCTGAATAGTCTCCGCTATCTCCTCTTGCAATATCAGCTGAAAGTATGTATTTTACTCCCTCTATAGGGTATTCCCAATACCAGACATTATTTTCAGGCCCGCTTTTTTCCATAGGTTGTTTGGTTAAAATTCTTATATTTTCTAAAATATCATTTGTAAGAAAAGTATCACCAGATGAAGCAAAATCACAAAGTAGCTCTTGTGCAACCTGCTTTTGAGACATATTCTTGATTTCTTTTTGAAACCATTCGTCATCTCTTTCTGGGTGAACATCCCACATAAGTTTAATAGGATTAAATTCGTTTTCTTTTCTATCAGCTTTAGTATATATCTCATGATATTGACCACCTACACCGTTAGGAGTAGATAAAAGAATAGCACGACCACCTGTTGATAAAGTAGGATATAGACCCATCCATAATTCGTCAAAATTTCTTACAAAAGCTGCCTCGTCAACAATCAAAAGAGAAAGCGCTTCCGAACGTCCTGCATCTTCTGAAGTTGGAACTGCTTTTATTTGAGAACCATTTGAAAATTCAACTTGCTGTTTGTTGTTAGCTGTAATCATTGGTACCAATAACCAGTTTGGCATAGATTTTATATAAGTTTTAACTTTTCTTATAAAGTTTTGTGCAACCGCTAGTTTAGTAGCAATAATTAAAATATTTTTTTCTTTATAAAAACAAGCTTGCCAAACTGCATATGCAGCAACTAAAGTCGAAAGTCCTAATTGTCTTGATTTCAAAACAATATTAAATCTATGATTATTAAACTCTGTAACACAGTCATCTTGAAAATCGTAAGTTTTAAAAGGAATTAGACCTTTTAAAGGATGTTGAATTTTTAGATATCTGTTCATAAAATATATAGGATCTTTTCCGCATTTTATAATTTCAGAAACTTGACTATGTTTAGACTTTAAAGATGCCATGATACTATTTTACCTCATAATAACATGTGCAATTATATTTTATTGTTTTCATTGGACTATATGGACTTACTGTTAATGTTTCAAAAGAATCTTTTGAATTAGTTTTTTTACAAATTAGTTCTCTATCAGAATTATCCTTAAATTCTTTTTTAATTAGTTTGAGCCTAGAATTTATTGTTTCTGATACTTCTTTTTCTAAATTTTTAATCTGCATATGAAGATCTGATTCTCTAGCAATGTTTAAAATTGTTACAAATCTTATAGAAAGTGTATTATCATTTTCTAGTTTTGCAACAGTTTTTCTAGATCCATCCTCACTAATATAATTATAAACATTGTCAATGCAATCAGCAATAGACATTATAAAATCGTATTCCATAATATAGTCCTTGTATTATTATATAATAATTATATATTATAACAGAATATTTTTTTATTTATATGGCCTCCATCCTTTTTCCCACTTTTCTTTATTAATAAAATAAAAATCCAAGTAACAAGTTTGGCAAACATCATTTTCTTTAACTGAGTCTATATCTTCAACATTATTTAAAAGCTTTTTACAGCAAGGACAGTCTAAAGAAATTGTTTTAGAACTAACAGGTCTAACAAATTTATATTCTTTCCAAAAACAAACTTCAGTATTTTCATCTATTTTTTTCCAATTTTTTTGATCATTTATATTCAACATAAGAGTCTTTGCCTTTTATTGTAACTTCTATATTTTTATCAACGATATCTTTAATCGAGTCTATGTGTGATATTATAAGAATAGTTTTAAAATATTTCTTTAAACTTTTTAATAATCTTGCACATGCTTCAATATTTGTATCGTCTAATGCGCCAAAACCTTCATCAATGATAAAAATATCAGACTTTGGTAAAGAAGAAATGTTTGTTAAAGCAACTCTAATTGCTATTGATGCCATCATTTTTTCCATACCACTCGCACACTCAATAATTCTAATTGAATCACCATAATCTATATAAACATTGAGATTATTATTATTTTCATCATCTAGGATTTTTATTTTAAAAGACGTTACACCTGTAAGTATTGCATCTATTTCTTTATTTATTTTTGGTAAAAAAGAAGAAATTAACATTGTTGGAATACCTTTTTTTGAAACTGCATGAGAATACAAATCATAAATTTTCCATTCTTCAATAATCTTGTTATAATTTTCTTCTTCTTTTACAAGTAATAATAAGTTATTTTCTAATTGAAATATTTCTTTATTAGTTTTATTAATATCTGATTCGATATCAAATATTTTATTTTGTACACTATTTAAATCTGTTTTTAAAGAATTAAGCTTGTCTATATAAACAATATCGTCATAACTTTTAAGTTCATCTATGATCAAACAAGTTTTATTCTTTTTAAATTTTAAATCTTCTAATAACTGTGTCTTTCTTTTTATTTTATCCTCATTTGAGTCAATATCTATTTTAGACTTATATTCTTTATTAAGTACATCGTTATATTTTTCAATTTTATTACTAAGTTCATTCTTTTCTAATTTATTAACAACTGATTGTATTTCGTATATAGATGTTTCTATGTTCTTTATTTTATCATCAATTTCTGGAATGTCATTTTTTGACTCATAAGCATTATTAATAAATTTACAGTTTAAAAATTTATCTCCGCAAGGAACTTGATCTAATATTTTTATTTCTTCTTTTTTAGAAATTAGTTGGCTATTTAAGAATTTCTTCTTATTTTTATAATCTTTTAGTTCAAAAGTAAGATTTTCAAGTTTTTTCTTTTCTTCCTTAAGAATTTCAATAGGAAAACTTTTTTTAAAATCTTTAATTTTTTGAAGCTTTTCTTTCAAAGAAATATTTGTATTATTTAAATTATCTATTTCTTCCTGACTTTGATTTATCTTATCAGTTATGTATTTTAACTCTTTATTGGCAGAAAATTGTGTATGTCCTGAAGGGTGATTTTTTATATTTGATTCACATTCTTTGAGTTCTAATCTAACAGCTAATTCTTTTTCTCTTAATTTTTGAAGATTTTCGCCTAAAGACTTTAACTGGCCTTCTTTATCTTTGTTGTCTGATAAAACTTCTGATTTAAGAGATGACCAATTTTTCTCTTTTGTATTTTTTATTTTATTTTTAAGAACAACATATTTTTCTCTACTTTGCTTATAAAGTTCTTCATATATGTCTAAATTTAAAAACTTTGTTAAAACTGATTTTCTTGCAGAAGATTTTTCATTAATAAAAGTATTCATTTCACCTTGTGAAGCAAAAGAAGTGTAAAGAAAGTCTTCTGATGTTCCAATTAAATTTCTTAGAATTTTTTCTGTTTCTCTTCTTTGTTCTTCTGATTCATCAGAGCAAGACGTTGTTTCTATTAAACTTAAATTTGTATTTGCTGATATTTTATTTTTTGTTGATGTTTTCTTTATTGTACTTCTAATAACATCATAATTTTTTGTCCCAATAGAGATATTAACTTTAGACTTACAATAACCTTTTCTTATATTTATAATATCTTGATTTTTAACAGATCCTCTGTCTGTTGTATTGAATAGTGTATACATGAGAGTACCTGGAATAGAAGATTTTCCAGCTCTATTATTACCAAATAAACCTATTACACCGTTTAAATTATTAAAATTAATAAAGTTATTTTTGCCGTAAGAAAATGTATTATCAAATTCCATATTATTAATAGACCATTTTTGACCAAAAGTATCTGTTAAGTCTTTAGGGATTTCATCTAAGCTTTCTTCAAAAACTTTTGTTACTTTTTTAATAACTTCTTTATCAACATTTACAAAAAAGTCATTAAATATCTCTTCTCTATCACTACTTTTTCTTATGTCAATTGATTTAATATTGTCTGAAATTGTTGGTGAATTTACTTCTTCTTTGTTAACAATATTTTGTAAAACTATTTCATGAGCTTTTTTATCATTTTTTAAATAGTGATAAAGAATTTTAATTTCTGATTGCGTAATATTTTCAGAAGTTCTAATTCTAAATCTAGAACCTGATTTAACTTTTTCACAAAATAAAATAGTATTCTCTAAATTACCTTTCCAGTCAACAGTTACAAAGGGATGAGGATTTTTAACAGAAATAAATTTACTTTTATAGTCAAATCTATTTTCTATTTCCCAGATCAAAAAACCTTTAACTATATCTTCACCATAATTTTGCTGTATTGTTGACCCAGGATATGCAATACGATTATCAGAATCTAAATATTGTCTTTTGTGTATATCACCTAAAAAGCCAAAATCAAAGTCGTCAAAAAAGTCTAAACCAACTTCTCCTTCTAGTTCCCAGTCTGTGTCTGTCTTAGAATTCATTACAGCGCCATGAAAACAAGCAATGTTAATTTTATTTTCTTCTGGCTTTACTTTAGACCAATTTTTTTGATCAAAGCAAGAAAAAACACACCAATTAAAATTGTTTAAACCTATTGGATATACACCACTATTCTTATATAGCTTTATATTTGGATTATTTATTGCTTTTACAATAGGACTAATTGCATCTTGTCTATTTTCATTTAATATAAGACCGTCATGATTTCCTAGAATTACATGTGTTGGTGCTATATTAGCAAGAGAATTAAACCACCAATTTAAATTTTCAATTATTTCTGGTGATATACCTTGAGTTTTTGAGTGAACAATATCGCCACCAATAAATATAATGTCAGGACTTTCTTCTTTTAGTTTATCAAATAAATTCTGAAATACTTCTTTATATTCTTTATGTCTTTTTAAGCTGCGCCAATGAACGTCAGATATGTGTGCAAATTTAACCGACATTATTTTTCCTATAATTGTTTAATTTTATTAAGTAATACATCTTCATTACTAAATTCTTTTGCTTCATCAAGAATTTTATTAAAATATTGTGAAGTCATGTCTCCAACATCAAAGTTACCTCTTGTATCTAGAATATTAACTTTAACGTCATAATAAGATAACAGTTTAGCAATTTTAACACATTTATAATAAGCATCAGCATCTAAAGCTAAGTTAACTGTTGTTTTATTTTTTACAATTTCTTGAAATAACTTCATATCTTCTGTTAAAGAAGAACCTAAAAGGCATGTAGCATTATCATTTGTTTTCAATAAATCTAAAGGACCTTCTACTAAAGTAAGAGGCAAATTCCAGTCAATATTAATTTCATTAAAAATAATATTTTTCTTTGGAATATTAGCATTTTTATATTTGTATCCACAATTAGTATCAACGTCTATTTTTCTTGCTGTATAATAATTTATGTTTCCATCTTTATCGAGTGATGGTATTATTAAGCATCTAGAAAACTCAGGATCCAAGGAATAACCAAGTCTTAAAAACCATATTTTATGTTTATTAATACCTCTTTTAATAGCATATTTAAAAACATCTCTTATATCTGGATTATTTGAATTAAAAGCATTTGCCAAAAGCTTAAAGCCGTTAGGAATTTCAACCTTTTCTTTAATCTCTAAATCAACATCTAAAGTACTGTCACCAAATAAACTTTTTATATCTATTTCAATATTAGATGATTTTTTGTTATTTTTAAATACTTTTTTTGACTTTTCCGATAAGTTTTTGTCAATTTTAGATAATAAATAAGGAACATTAGAACCTTTCTTATCACATACCCAACAATGATAAAAAGATTTTTCTAAATGAATTACTAGTTTAAGTTTTTTCTTGTTAGGATGCTGACAAAATGGGCACCATATTGAAAGATTTACTCCGTCTTTAGATAATAATGTATTTCTAATATTTGTTTCTAAAAAGTCTAGTCTATTTTCTAATATTTGATTCATAATATTTTAATGCCTTGCAAATTACATATGCGTCAGACATATCATAACAAGATTCATCAAATTTTACAAGTCCTTTGTTTGGTCCACTTTTTAAAGTTTTTTCAGGCCAGATAAATTCTATTTCTTTTCTAACCCATTCAAATACTTGTTCTTTTGTATTTTTAGTCTTATCTTTAGTGATTTTAATTGACAAAGATTTTCTAGCTGAATTTACATTTAAATATAAAGGTTTTACATTAAATATATCATATACTAGATAAGATACTATTCCGTTAAATCTACTAAGTTGTGAAAGAGTTTTTGCTGAAGAAAATCCTTTACTGAAAGATTGAAATGCTTCTTCTATAGATATTTTAACTTCTTCTTCAAAGTTATATCTATTATATAATTCTTCTAGTATATTTTTAGTATATATAGATTTCTCAAATATACATTTTATTTTTTTTAAATTAATATTTTGTAAATCTACCAAGTTATAGTTATTATCTAAAAAACATATTCCAATAATTGAGGTAGATATATCTAAACCAATATATTTTATTTTTGTCATTAAAAATCCATTTTAAGCTTAAACAATACATTATCAGTATTCTTTTTTGGAAAAGGATTTGCTAATTTAGCATTAGCAACAATATTTAAATTTTCATCATGTAAACTTATATCTGTAATATATACAAAATCTTCATCAGCGTTAAATGCTGATTCATCAACTTTAAGTGAATCAATATAAGATTTATTTCTAGAAACATTTGTTTCACCTGCTTTTGCAGGTAAGTTTAACTCTAAAACATTTAAATTTGTATTTATTTTATATTCTAATTTAAAATTAGTCTGGCTAAAGTTTTCAAGTCCGGGATGTAAAACTGTTATTATTCCCTCATTGTATAAAACATGTCCTACATAATTCCATTCAGCAGGTTTTGTTAAACTATCGCATCTATATAACAATCCTAAACCGTTGTCTTTAAGACTTATTTTTACATTTCCACCAGACCCAGCGAGTGAAGAATCTGATATGCTTAAAGTTTCTCTAACTATATTATTTCTAAATACACTATTTGAAATAGAAATTATAGTTGAATAACTTTCAGAATTATCTCCTGTTAAATTATAATATGGTAACTCATGGGAAGAATATTTAATATTATCTGGATTTAATTCATTTTTATCAATATTTTTTGTTGCTATTGTAGGCAAAAAGTCACCAATTGCTTCAGAAAAGTCACTATTTATTTTTCTTCCAACTGGGTTTGAAAGATCTTTTAAAAATTCATTTCCACCAAAAGAAATAAATATTCTACCACCTTCTGCAGTAGTATTACACTTAGAAATCATGTTATTTCGACTAACATTACCAAGATCTACGCCTGAATGAAAAACATTTAAAGATGCATTTTCGTATTTATCATAAGACTCTTTAAATGTTTTTCTATATTGTATTATATTATATCTTGTTAAAAGAAAATTGTCTCTTTCTTCTATAGGTTTAAGTAAACCATTTTCATTTGTATAATCTATTAATTCGCTATTTCCTATTTCACTTATTATATCAATATTGCTTTTAAAACTAGAACTATCTGTATGTATTTTTTTTAATCCTACAAATTGTAAGTTATCTTCACCATAAAGTTTATGCATAACTCCACTATAATTGCTATAATATCCTCTAATATCATAAATCTGTTCTTGTAAACCATTATCATTAGGTAATATAAAGTTATTTCTATAGTAAAAATTATATTTTCTAATATTTTCAAAAACATTATCTGGATTAGATGTTAAACTTTTTAATTTTTCAAAATAAATTTCAAGTAATCCTTGCCCTTTAGCAACTCTATCACATACTAAAGAAGTGATATCACTCAAATCTTCGTCTTTATTTAATATATTTAAAGATTTTTTAAGAAGATCTTCTTTTAATTCTCCACCAAAAATAATATTTGGACATATTTTTTGCTTAAATTCATAAACAAAATTTTCAATCATTACTTCATGACCATGACATTTATTAGAAAAATAATGATTTACAGGTCCTTCAAAATACAAGTTTGATAAAGTAATATCTCCATTTTCAAAATTAGAAATATTTACTAAACCTTTTCTTTTTACGGGAATATCATAATAATAAACAGGCAAAGAAAATATAAGACTTTCGTCAGTAAAATCATAAATATTGACATCACATATATTTTTCTTAATTACATTACTTAAATTCTCTTTATAAATTCTTACATCATGAATTTCTGCATTTAAAGCATTACTAACTTCTGATGAAATGTAATTACCAGAACTAGTCAGTAAAGTATCTTTTATTTCAGGCGTAAAACCTTCATTTATACTTGTTATATATTGATTTTGATGATTTCCAAAATCAATATGTTTATTTACATAAGGTCCAGAAATATCGTCTGCAGATGTGCTGTTTACAGAAAACATTTCTCTTACATATTCTTGCAAATTATTTTGTAAATTACTAAATTTATTGCCTATTAGTATAAAGTTGTCTTCGCTATTTAAACTAATATTAATAAATGCTAAGTCGACTAAAAATTTATTTATTTCAATACCGTCAACAAAAATAGTTAAACTACTATTTGTTGCATCTTGACTATTTTTACTTAAAACAATTGAAATATTATGCCAACTATTATAATTTATAATATTATCTTTACTAAGTATAATACTACTTGTATTAAATTCATTTGATTGACTTAAATCAATATTCTCAAAGTTTTGTTCTAAACTTAAAAGCGTCTTGTTTCCTAACTCAATAAATAATCTATACTTTTCTGTTAATCCGTTTACATCTGTTTTTGTTCCTTTTATAATATGAATATTAATTAACTTAGGAATAGACAAAATGCATCCTGGATTAAAATGGAAACTATTTTTATTTTTTCTTTTCTGATTAATGTAAAAAGAAAAAGTTAAGTCATTTTGATTAAAATCAAAAGCAGGCAATCCTAAGCTATTTAAAATATTTGGATATGATAAACAATTTTTATGTGTTTTATTGTTTTCGATATTTTGATTTAATTTTTCATCAACATTAAAAAAATTTAAGCAATTATAGTTTGAAAAACCCCAATTTAAATCTAACTGTCTACTTTCAATATGATTTGAGTAGAATTCATATAAATTTTTTACAGACTTTTTTTTATAATAATTTTCGTCGCTCAAAAGATATTTTTGTTTAATTTTTTCAACACCAAAATTATAATCGCTTTTACGATTGTAAAAAATACCTTCCTCATTAATTACATCTTCAAATTCTGATTCAGATCTTGCTGTATTTAAGATATTTACAAAAGAATCATTTCTTGGTCTCGTATTAATATCATATACTCTTGTACCGTCTATACTTGAAATATGATATTTATTCTTTGTATTTAATAAAGGTACTTCCCCATAAACACCACTCGTAGTAATATCATGACTTATTATATCTTCACATAAGTTAGATGCTGAAACGTATGTTACTATTGGTTCTAATGTTATATTATTTCTAACTATATTATCACTAGATATTTTTTTTAAAGTCATGAAAAACTCTCTTAGTAATCAATTCTAACGCTAATTGACAAGTCAACCTCAGGATTTTTTTCTATTGGCCTAGATGTTTTTGCAACAGCTAACATATTACCGGGTGCATCGTATAAACCTATTGTTGTAACATATGAAAAAGGATCATCACCTCTTTCAGATATTGATCTTAAACTACCACTTTCATCTGTATAGGTTGGATTTGTTGAAAAATTTGCTTCAGCTGGAGGAACTCTACAAAAATAAATTGTTGAATTTATAGTTGTTTTATTAATTAATCCTATTGCAGAAGTTGTGCCTCTTCCAAATCTAGTACTTGCAACATGATCTAAAATATTATCAATACTTCCAGAAACCCAAATATCTGGAATAAGTTTTGCTCCCGAAGCAAGTGTTGTTTCTCCATTAGAAGTAGTTACTGCACTTATGTTTCCAGTAATTATTTGATCTGGATTAAAGACTTTTTCTGCATTTAATACGATAATTCCCTGTTCGTAAAATATTATACCTACGCTTTCATCTGATGGATTCGTAATTGTTCCTACTGTTGATCCATTTGGAGTAATTGTTAAACTAGAAGATGCATTTGAATCAGATATCAGTAATAATGCATTAGAAACAGCATCGATTGCTGCTTCAGCACCTGCAGTACCAGCTTCTTTACCAATTTTCATTGAGAATTTGCCTACATCTAACATGTCTCTCACAAAAAGTCTCTTTACGTTTATGAAAACTGCGTTATTTATTCTAGTTGCATCATCATTTGTTACGTCATCATCGTAAGGAGCTGTAAAATATTCGTCGCCATCACCAAGTAAAACTTGTGCGTATTGCTTGTATATATTAATTTTTTCTCTCATCATGAGTGTATCATTAGCAAAAATAGGTTTTCTATTATTGTCAACAGATGCTGTAATGTTTTTAGTAGTATCAGCAAAACGTATTGTATAAGTTGGATCTGTACTTGCATCACCCGCATTATATTGTGCGTATATTCCAATTGACAAATCTAACATTTCGTTTGATGTTTGAAGTGTATTGTCCTGATCAAAAACTGTATGAAATAAAGAGCTAGTAACTGCACCTGTACTACTTGTTACAAAAACCTCATATTTTTTTCTGGTTTTAGTATCTTGATTACTTTCATTTATTCCTGCAATATCAACAGCAAGTATATCAACTAGTTGTCTTATTTGTGATTTCTTATTTACTTTATCTTCGTCGTTAAATTCGTAAAATGACATGTTTAATTTACCTCTTAAGTCACAATATTATTATTAATAGTTACAGGAATTTTTAATTCTGCATTTGTATTATTACCAATAACATCTATATGTGTTCTAATAATAGAATTATTGCTTTTTGTAGAATAATACCTGAAAGTTGCTGTATTAACAACACCTTGAGCGGTAACTGTGAAAGTACATGATCTTTGACCAACAAAGTCTTCAACAATAGCTGAACTAGGAATTGTATAATAAGTTATGTCATCTCTTGTTGTTTGAGATGTTGCACCTGTTATAGATAGTAATTTATTGAATACTTTTACTGTAAATGTTGTGTCTTTAAGTGCATCTTCAGTTAACTCAAAGTCTTCATCTTGATTAACCATTGTTTTTACTAATACTTTTTTTGTTATTTCTTTTCTCGAAGAAAGATTTGCTGATAGTGAAATTGGTGTAATGGTTGTACTGTCTAATTCTAGATAAGGAATAGCAAAAATATCTTCTGTGTTGTTAGTATTAAAACTTCTTAAAGGATATTTTAAAGCTATTTTATCTTTTGTTAAAGCTTCAAATATGGGTGTATTTTTTTCAATTTTTTCTTTTCCTATGATTATACCATATTGATCTAAAATTGAATAGTCAACTTCATCGTCGCCTAAACGAAATTTTTGAATATCAAAAGATCCGTCATTTAAAGCTAATATTTCTCTACCTTTTTCTGTCAAGACAGCATCAACTATAATATTATTAGTTGCGTGATTTAAGAATCCCATGTAAAAATTCTCCTAGTATTATTTTTTTGTTTTATTTAGTACATATGCATCTATAGTAACAACTCTTAAGACAAATTAAAATTTTCAATTTTAAATTTATCTTTATAAGAAGACATATTATTTAATTTAGTTATTGTAAATTGATAATCACTTCCAAAAATTTGTTCTGTTTGACCATTACCTTTTATGAATCCTCCAAATTCTGGTGTAATATAAAGATGAACTGATGCCGGGTTTAATACTGTACAAACATTTTCAATAATATCAATATTATTTTTAAAAAATATACTATTTCTTTTAACTTTTTGATTAGGATAATCTCTTTTAGCACCTTTTGACGAAACTTTATCGACTATTAATTTTTGTTCAAAAGGATCATATAAAATTGCTATTTGAGCAGAATAGTCTGATATAAAACCGTGTGCATCAATAGTTCTTATAGCATATATTGTAACTCTTCCTGGCTCGTAATTTTTGTCATGATATTCAAATTTTACGCCACTTGTTTTTGTTATAATATTGCTTTCTATAACTTCTTTAAACTGATAATCATCACTACTACTATGGCCTTCTAATTGTTGTATAACAGTATAAGGTTCATCTAATGTAAATCTTTTTAAAATTTGAAAGCCTTTTGCATCGTATTGATAATTTGTTGGCTCTTCCCATGTTATTTTTAAGCTTCTTTTTTCTTCATTATATTTAAAATTTAAATTTTTTGGAGGAGGTGGCGCTATATTTTCTCTACAAACAATCGCTTCAGTTTCAGTTTTATTATCACACAAAAGATAATAATTTAATATAAATCTATTTTCTTCATCAGGATATGCGTATAAATACACGTCGCTAATAACATATTTATATGTTTTTCCATATTGAATTGCTTCGTCTTCTATTATTTTAGGAAGATTTTGTAGATTATCTTCACTTCTTTTTTTTGTGTAAAATTTTGCTCCTGATCTTACAAATTCATCATTTACTAGCTTATATTTTTCAATTAACAAACCACATCTAACACCATTTTTTTTTGCAAAACTATTAAAGTTTTCTCCATTAACTGTCTGTTTTAAAAAAACAAAACTATTAAAAAGATAACCTTCATTTATTTTTTTTAATTGACTAGTGTTAACTTCTGTGTTTATCAAATCATTCTTAAAAATATGGTTTTTTACTTTTTTATTATTATTAAGAAGTTCTAAATTGAGAGTATCATCTTTAATAATTGACATCTTAGAAGGACGACTACTTTCAATTTTAATACGATCAGAATCTACAGTATTGTTTGTATTATTAGAAGTATAATAATTAATAACTTTTGTCATATGATCTTCGTCAATTGTATTTATGTAATATCTTCTGTTATGATTAAAATTTTCTTGTCTATTAAAATATTTTAAATGCTCTTCCTTAAGATTTATTATTTCGGAAAGCTGAAACAATTCATATATGTTTAATGTAAATTCATCTAAATCTTGATCGTTAAGTGCAGTAAATCTAGACAAGCTAAGACGAATAAACTTTTTTTTAATATCGTTTAAATTTCTTTTTAAGTTAAATTTAATAATATTATCTCTTGTTGTTGTTTCATTATTTGAATACTTATTGTATATAAAAGAAGAAAAAACTTTTCTTTCATACTGTTTATTTGTGCTAATAGAAATTACTGCGTCAATTATTTCATTCATATCTTACTCTGTTAAAAAACTTTTATTTGTACTGCATATGTATAACTATTACTAAAATCATCACTATTAACAATTGATTGAAGTTCTGGTGTTAATTGAAGTTCTGCCGGGGTACGCCTTGCATTATTTTTAATTTTTCTTCTTAAACCATCTTTAGATATTCTAACTGAAAATATATCAAAAAACGCCTCTGTGGTTATTGTACTTAAAAAGTCAATATTTGAGATATCTTTATCGATATTTTTAAAATATTCAATACTATGAATATTTTTTTCTATAATTTCATGTTTATTTAATATCCTAGCATATCCATTTTCTTCTGTTAAATAATTTAATACTTGTCCATGGTTTTCACCAAATACTTTATAAAACTCTTCTGAATTAAAACTATTAATTATTTCAAAGGTATCTTCTGACAATATATTGTCAAAATCTATATTTAGTCTATTAATTTTATTATCATCAAAAATACTATTATAAGATTCGTTTAAATATTTTACGCTATTAGAATATAGTCTTCCTGTAACTATTTTATCTCGATTTACACGTGAATTCGTTAAAGTAACATCATATCCTAAAGTTGTTCTTTTTTGGTTAACTCTTCTTAATAGTTCTGCGGCAATTTCTCTCGCCAATTCATTTGTAATTACTTTATATTTATTAATAAAATCTTTGCTGTTAATATCATAAAAACCAAGCGAAGTCATTGAATTAAAATTCGTATATCTACTTATTGCGTTTGCATCTGCTGGAGTCAAGTTAGTAAACATAGGAGTATATAAAAATTCGTAAGGAAAAAATTCTATTTCTGGCGCTTTATGATTTATCGGATAAACTTTAATACATAATATCGAAGAATTGTTTAAACTATTCGCAAGACTGTAAGGGATACCAAATCTTAAAATATCAATTTTATCAAAAAATTCAACAGATGTATTATCACCTGCTAAAAAGTATTCCATTCCAGCCATTGCTAAATTTCTTTTATCTTTTTCAATCAAAACTTCATTATTAAAAATATTAACATCATTCAGAGTAGATGTAGAATTTGCTCTAAAAAATCTATTTATCAAGTTGTTCTTTTTAATATTATAAAAAGCTTTTTCTTGCATTTTTTTTGACATTTTACAAGATTTTAACTCGTTCGCAAATAAATTAGAAAAATTAATGTTTTCAATTTCTAATATTTTTTCGCTTTCTTCGTTTATCATTTTAGAAATTTCATTTTTTTCTTTACTACTTAATATTAAGTTTGCTTTATTTTCTTCAAAGTTTGAAATATAAGCATAAACCAAGTCATTACTTATTGATTCAAGATAATCTGATTTATTTAATAAATAAGTCATATTAAAATAGTCTATGAATTCTTTACTTTTAAAATATTCGTTATTAACTCTTGGGTTGGTTGCACCATTAGATTTTATATCATAATTTTTTCTAATACTTTTAGCACTAGACAAAGTTGTGTCAAATAAATTTTTAAAACCTTTAATATAATTTTGTCTAACAGAGTTATCCCAAAAAATATCACGAATATCATCAATATCAGCAACCCTTATTTCATTTGGAATATTCTTATAAAAAGAAAGCTCATTAACAGATTCAAAAAATCTTTTATATATTTCTATAAAAGTTAAACAAATATTGTAAATAGAATCTATTTGTGTTTCATTATTACTAATAAATTCTTTTGGTGTAATATCTTGAATTTCATCGTCAGTAAACAAATAATGAACCATTGAAGCTACTAAATTTGAAAGTTTGCTTAAAAATGTTTTTTCGTTGTTTATTAAATCTATTGTCAAATCTCTATCAAAAGAAATTGTCTCTAATAATCTATAATATAAATTACCAGGAATTCTATTATATAAGTCATCATCTGAAATTTCAGAATCTTGACCTTCTTCTTTTTTGACTATGCTTCTAGTTGTTAACATAGGTCCTGTAGAAAGCAAATCATTTTCATCTAAAAAAGAAAAATTTATTTCAGAATCTAAATCTTCACTTAATACAATATAGTTCAAACCTACATTTAAACTGTTATTTTTAATATTTTCTTTACTAAAAAGCGACTGATTACTTATATTGTTTTCGTTTCCTGTATGTAAATATACATCATAATTGTATGTATTTGTTCTAAAAATATTTGCAATTGATTTTTTAAGTCCTACCATTCTAAGACCAGTTGGTTCTGGTCCAATATTTAAAGCATTAAAATTCATTTTAGATGTATGTTGATAAAAAGGAAATAAATAATTTTTAACTTCTCCACCAGAAGTTGCAATAAAGCCAAGATCTCTTTTAGCTCTTTTCGGGATTTTTCTTTGACGATCACCGGTTAATCTACCGTTACCTCCAATTACTTTATTACCATTAGGTACACGTCCTCGAAAATGATTTTTACTTAGATTTAAAGCAGCATCATCAATAGTTCTTAATGTATAAGTTTTTTGTCTTGCTATGTTTTCTAAAGAAAAAATACTATTTAGATATTCTTCATAAAGTCCTGATGATTCTTTATTTAATTCATTAAAAAAAGCTTTAGGAAAGCTAGCATTCACAGTATTATCTTGATTATATATTTTTTCTTTTAATACAAAAAGAAAAAACATCTTAAAATTATCTTTATTCGTTAAAGAATCTGACAAAAGTTTTTCAAAAGCAATTTCTTTTTTATTTGCGAATATAAAATCTTCGTTATATTCTTTAATATAATGAGCAGTCTGCTCTAATAAATATGTTAACAAATTACTAGAATTTTTTAAAAAACTATCTGGATAATATTCACTCATAAATTCTTTAAAGTCAGTTTCACTAGTAAAAGTTTCCAAGTTTTGAATTTCTTCTTCAGAAAATTCATTAATATTACTATTAATATTTTTTATTTTATCATTTGTATTTTTAACAAAAGAATTAATCTCAAAAAAATTATCCCCTTTTTGATAAAGAAAAGGACTTTCTTCTAAAGAAAATAATTTAGAATTAACTTCATTATCTGCATGAACAACCGAATATGCACTATTAACAGTAGAATTATTAGCAACAAGTTGTGCCCTATCTGAAAAGTCTTTTAAAAAATTTAAATAATTATTATTTCTAAATTTATATGATTTAAGTTTATAAAGATTTCTTTTTAACTTAAAACTTTCTCCAATCCAAGCATATAAATCATTACCAAAAGTTGAACTTTCTTTATATTTAGCAAAATTAATTTGATTTGATTGATTATATTTTTCTCTAGAACTAGAAGATGAAATTACTCTGTGATAAAACTCTTCAGATTCAGATGTTAATGATGAACCTGAATCTTTTAGGAATTTCTCTTTTATAACATCACTATTAAAATCATATATACTGTTTGTATTCTGTACTATAAAATAAGGCAAATATTTGCGGGATTTAATTGTAGGTACATCAACATCTTCAGGAAGAACACTACCTCTGAAGCTTAAAGATGTTAAAGATGATGCAACTGCTCTTTCACTATACGCACCAAAACCTATAACATTAGGATTTACTGAAGTCATATTTCTTTGGCTACTTCTATTTCTAAGATTATTAGAATTTATATTACTTAAAACTACTCTATCGTTTGTTTGCCATATTCTATCACTATAAAACCATAAAGCATCTTCAAATGCCGGACCTTCAAAGTCGCCCCTAGGATTTTGTCCCCACAAATAAGAAACTCTTTTTTCTTCCTTTAAATCACTCCATTTTTTTAATCTGTATCTCAAAAAGTTAAGTGTAATAGCACTCACTTCCTCGTCTTCTTTACTTACTGCATCTTCATTATAGGGAAATGCAAGACATTCTGTAATATACAAATCAGTATCATAAGCACCTAAAGCTCTTCTATCGCCGCTTATATTTTCATCATTTTTAAAGCCTTCGTCAATAATCAAACTACTATTTTCATCATCACCTGTTTGATTAGAAAAAAGAGAAAAATAAGTTAAAGTAGGTGCATTAAGAAATTTAATTCTGTTTGTATCGTTTTCGCTATAATTTGTAATACTATTTTCAGCGTCAAAATAAATTAAAGTCTTAACATTTTCTGGAAGTCGACTTCTTGCAATATCAGGTGTAAAGTTTAAAACAAAAGCATCAATTTCTAGGATATTATTTCTATATGAAAAATAATCTGATAAATTTTCTCCAAATAAATTTCTAAATTTTCTATTAAACATTAACGAAGAATTTTCGTTTATTTCTTCTTGAATTTGATTTTCACTAAAGTTACTTAGAAATTTTGTATAAAATTCATTTTGATCGTATACAAATCTTTCTGGTATTGAACTTTCAATTATAGGGTTTCTAAAGTCATCAGCTAAAACACTTTCAAAATGTAAAATGCTCGTATCGTTTTTCTTAAGAAGACTAACTTTTTTAAAGTGCTGAAATTTTATTCTTTTTTGGTCTTCTAAGTATATACTTTCATTTTTATAAACTGAATTTTCTTTAAATGAAAATTTATTTGCATTTAATTTAATTTCATTTGTATTTAGTTTATTAGTAAAAATAGGTGAAGTAAAATTTTGTCCTGATGGTCTTGGTTCATTATTAAACAAGTCATAGTCAGATATTAAAGAAAAAGCAGAAATTCTTTTAAGAAAAGAATTGCTTTCAATACTATCATAAATAGAAAAATTAAGATCGTCTTCTTTTGAATAATTCTGATCAGTAAAACTTCCGTCGTGTATATTTTTTAAAGATAAACTACTGTTTATTAAAGCTTTACTTATTAAAATGTTAGAATCTAATATTCCTGAATTTGTAAAGAAAATATCGTAATTTCCTTCTAATTCACTAGAATCTTGCATTTTATAATAGTTCACTAAAACATCTTTTAACCTATCGTACCTATTGTCATCTGTTGGTTCTTCTTCTGAAAAATTATTGATTTGTAAAAATTTTTGTCCTCTATGCGATATGATTATTTTTTCGTTTGAAGAATAAATTTCTTTTTCTTTTTCAAATATTGCATTACTAATTTTGCCAAAATATCTTGTATTTTCCATATTATCAGCATAATCAATTGTTTGATTTGCAAAATTTGAATCTTTTGATGATTTTTCCATGATTTTGTAAAAAGAATTAAACTTTTTTAAATAGTCTCTTTCAAAAGATATATTTTTTTTAAGCATTTGTAAATAATTGTTTTGATTTTCTTGATTGTTGAAAAATCTTTTGTTGATATTTGTAATCTTTCCTTCTAGATGTGATTTTTTTAATAAAAACAATTGTTCAGGATCGATAAACGGTCCATTAGATAATATTACTCTAGGTCCTATGATAGTAGATTCTGGCTGAGATTGTATTTTATATGATTCATGACTTAAAAGCGAAAGACTGTTATCATCAATTTTATTTACATTTTTTTTTAAAGATAAAGAATTAGTAATTTCTTGTAAGGCTGCATTTTGATGTGTTAAACTAAGAGTCGCTCTTAGATTATAATACTCAAAAAGTTCACTCTCGTTTTCTGCTTCACCATAATCATCCTCAAAAAGAGCTTTTACTCTTAAAACAAATTCTGATCTTGCCCTATGACTAATATCAGTATAACCTTCATCTTGCGCTTCTCTTTGAGCTGTATCTAATGGATTTGATGCTTCTCGAGCTTCTTCAATAACTGGGTTTTGGTCGATGGAAATACCTGAATCAGGACCTAGGGCAACTTCAATACTAAATGAATCATCTTCATCTTCATCTTCATCTTCATCTGAACGTGCTGTAGCCTGCGCTGGTGGTGGCTTATCTTCATCTTCAGCCTCATTACCCGATATTAAAGACCTATTATCTCCATCATCATCAGCTTGATCATATGTTACAACTATTTGATTCGGATCAGCGTTTTCGGGTTTCGGTGTCCGTCTACTATCATTTATTCCATTTATTCCAAATGCCATATATATTCTTCACTTTATTTATTAAACATTAATATTATATTAGGATTATATAACTTGTTATTATTTATATCGATTGATAAATTACTTTTATCTATATTACTACCTTTATTACTTATACTAGAATTTTTTAAAGGAACATTTAAATTTGCTGCATAAAAATATTTCTCTCCATTCGAGTGAACAACTTCAATAACAATCCTGTTATAAAGAGACTTTAATATCAGATTGTTATTTTTAGCCCATATATATTTAGCTTTGTTATAATATCTTTCATTGAAATTTAATGTTTTTTTAAATTTTTTATCAATTAGCAGATTTTGATTTTCAATTTTAAATTCATAACTTCTAATTATGTCAATGAATTCAATATCAACAAGTATACCCTGATTATTTACATTTAGCTCTGTCATTTCTCTTCTGCTTATTCTTGATGTATGATTATAAAAAGAATAAACAAAACAGCTGTATACGTCTAAAGATCTAAAAGAATTTGATTTTATTGTATTAGAAAATGCACTATTATTATTTAAATTAATTTTATAAATAAAATTTTCATTCTTTCTTTTCTTTAATACATTAAAAGACGATGATTTATAATTAAAAAATGCATTCAATTCAATGTTATCTATATTTAAATTGTCAAAATTAAAGTCTGTAATGTAATTTAAAGAATTTGATGATTTTATTTTTCTCGTAGATGATGTAGTTGGCGTATTTCTTATAGTTGTAATTGGTGTTCTACCTGTAGATAATGTTGATGCTATACCTGTAGATGTAGTTGATGCTCTATTTAAAGATGTAGTTGATGCTCTACCTGTAGATGTAATTGGATTTACAGCTGTACCAGATCTTTCTATTGGTATTAAAGATCTATTATTAATTGACAAAGGTCTATTATTAATAGATTCGGCAAATCCGCTTAACGTATTTTCTTTTTTAATTTTTTTATTAGGAGAACGTAAACGTATATTTGATGCTCTTGTTCTATTACTATTAAAATCAAAATCAAAAATTGTTCTTTGTGTCGAAGTTATTTCACTTATACTCTGAATAGTTGTACTTTCTACTATATTTGAATTAAAAAGAAGAGATCCAAATTGATTAAGAATGCTTGTTCTCTGTGAAGATGTATTAAACCAATTATTTTCAGCCTTATTAATAATATAATGATACTGATCAGGTCTTAAACTTATTAAAGTTTCACAAATATTTTCTTTTAAATCTTCAGTAATATTTTGCCCGATACTATTTAAAATACCATTATTTAATATAAAAAATTTAATTTCAATTTCTAAAGAAGAGCTTGCTGGAAAATTGTTAAACTCTTCTTGCAAAGATATCTGTTTAAAATCATTTAAACTTTCAAGTCTAGACATGTGTTTATTAATAGATCCTAAAAAACTTCTAATGGGCGAAGTCTGGAATACATTTATACACACAATCGTATTATTTTCTATTCTACTAATATATACCTGATCTTCTATTGAATCACTATTTACCTGTATATCAAATTCATTTTGTATAATTTCTCTATTAATTGGTGTATTTATCTTAAATTGTAAAGATATATTATTATTGCTGTTGTTTACTATAATATTGAAAGCGTTTCGATTTAAATCTTTTTGTACATCTATTATATTATTTCTTCTAGTAGCAGCAATATCTCTAAGGCTTAAAGATGTATTATTTATAGCATTTATTCGTGTATTTCTATCAGATGAATTATCTTCTTCGTTTTCTATTCTTATAGGAGCATCGCTATAGACTTCAATATCGTCAATTTTTATTATTATGCTTTCTTGACTTCCAGATTTTTCTAAATATAACGTTGAAGTGTTGTTATTTTTAAAAACAGAATTAACATAAAATCCATTTTCAGTTAAAGAGTTTCTTATTGTATTGATACTATTTGTTTCTGTTAAGTTATCATCTAAAAAAAGTTTATTAAAAAACTGGCTATTTCCTTCAGGATTTAGAAATTTCATTACCGAATTGTCTTTAACAACGTTTAAACTATAATTTTTATAATCAAATTTTTGTATTTCTAGCTTTAAAACATCTTCACTAAGATCATTAAGAACAATAGAAGTTTGAATTTTTTGTAAAAATGTTCTTCTAATTATATCTTCTTTATAGTACAATAAAACTGTATTGTAATATGCCATAAAATTTGATTTTCTAACTACAATGTCTTTTGTGTAAGAAAAGTTTTCGTATGAAATAGTTAGTTCAATATTTTTAAAGTCATCATCAGATATCAAAAAGTCTTTAAATAAAGTTATTGAAAATTTATTATCAAAATAGTCAGAAACGTCTTGAGTTTCACTTCTTTCAGTCTCTTCCAAGAAAACTATTTCTGATAAGTTTCTTGAAAAAGTAGAATTCAAATCTTCAACGGCAGGACCAATTATTTCTTGATTAGTAATATCACTTGCATCAATTAAAGGAATACTCAATATACTATGAAAAGTTACTTCATCATTTTCATTACTAAAATATCTTAATGTTATTTGAAAATCAATATAACCATTATTTTGGGATTGAGATATTGGATGTCGAGCAAAATCTAAAAAGTTTAAATAATTTATTATTGGATACGGTCCTGATAGTATTTCTCTACTACTATTAAAATTTAAATTTCTAAATTCAATATCTATTGAACCACCTACTTTATCAATAAATGCTTCCTTAATAATATCAATCTCGCCCCTATAAAAATTCTCAATATTTAATCTTGTGTATTGATCTATTCTCTCTTTACCTTCCGGAGCAGATATTATTTTATATTCAACTATATTGTTTAAGCTATCTAAAACATATAAAATAAAATAGTGTTTATAGTATTCATCATTATTTGTATTTTTACTTAGATTTGTATTTATTGTTGAAAGTCTTAGACTTATTAGAAAATCTTCATTTGATTCTCCACTATTTTGATTAGGAAAAATAGTTAAAGAATCTTGATCTTGAGTATTTGGGTTATCTTTTTGCAATAAGTTAGTTGTAATATTTTTTGAAAAAACTTTTTTTATAAAATCTGGAGTAGAAAAACTTCCAATTTCGTCTTTATCAATATTATTATCATTTCCTACTATACCTATTCCTCTATTAAGATTAAAAGGAAAATTATTATAGTTTAACGTATCACTTTCAGATTCATTATTTACACCATTAAATTCGCTAGGAAGAACAACTAATTTTAAATATCTAACATTGTTACTCAATGCATTTTCAACATCTATTGTAACAGGAAAATATAAATAGTTTTCATCTACTCTTATTTCATTTGGGTTTGCTTCTTGTATTATGTTTCTATTCATTGTTTAATAACCATTGTAAACATATTTAAAAATACGTAATCTCTATTTATTTCAAAATAAAGCGTTCTGTTTTCTCTATTAAATCTTTCCGTTTCGCTAACTGATCTTATAATTTTTCCAATTAAATAAACAACTTTTTGCTCTTGTCTTTTATTATCAATAAACTCACCAAGATTTACAAAAGCTAACTTTTCAAGATTATTGTTTTTAATTTCATGAAGTTCAAACAAATAATTATCAAGCTCTTTTGCAGCATCTTGCTGAAATGTATATTCTAATTTAAATATCTTATTATCTTTTTCTAAGGAATTAAGTACTTCATTAATAATAGATTCTCTATCTTGAAATTCAGATATTTTAAGAGATTCAATTTCTAAGTTTTTAAATATAAACTCTAAATTATTCACAATATCTTCAGTCACTAAATCAACAGACACACCGTTTTTATTAATAGGTACGAGCTTCTGGTTTTTAACAAAGCGACTAAATCTTTGATCTTTATTTATTTTTGGAAGATTATGAACATGCTCTACAATAAATTTTACTGTAGGATATTCAAGTATAAACTCATTGCTTTTAAAATCATAAACAGACTTTTTATTTACTATATCAAAAAATATTTCATCTTTATTAGTTTTATTATTAATTAACTTATTGTCTAGAATAAGTTGCGATTTTAAATTATCAGAAAGAGTATTTTTTGCTAAACCTACCGGATATAAAGTAGTAAGCCTATCACTGTATTTAAGTCTATCACCTAAAATAATTTCTGGATTTATAACCTCGCCTCCTGAAATTGGTGCTTCAAAGGGCAAGTAATTATTAAAAGAATCAGAAATATAATAATCATTATCATTGTTTAATTTAGAACTATATACTATAGATCGATCAGAAAAAGTAAAATACTCAAAATTTAAAGATCCCTTGGAAAGCTTTTCTCTTCCAAACTCTGTGAGCTTGTAATCAATAAGTCTTCTTTTTTTATCAATAAATCCTGCCATTTTATTCCGCCTTTAGTTTTATTAAGGAATTTCTTTGAAACAAATATTATTACTATCTAAGCTTGCATGTCTGTCTGTATTATAACTATTAAAAGTGTCAGTATTTAAAACTTTTTCTTTTAAAAATCCATTCTTTCTAAATATTTTTTTAATATTTCTTATAATCTCCCCTGTTTGAACGTTAATATATGCATAATGTTTATTTTCATTAAATTTATCAGATAAAAAACCAAAATGATCAACACTAAATCTGTAATATAAATATTTTTTAGGTTGATATTGTGGGGTTGCTATATCATCTAATTGTCTAAATTCTGTCCTAGATTCTTCTTTAAATTTACTAATTGTCCAACCAAAAGATGGTTCCCAACCGTATGGCCTTTCGAATTCTGGATCAATTGGAATATTTATATTATAAGCAAAAGATCTTTTACCATTTGATATTCCTTTCGGCCAATAGACTCCTCCATAGTTATCATAGTAAGTCCCTTTTAACATATATGGTAAAGGTAAACCAAACTTATCAGTAACATTTATTGCATATTCATTTATTTTCTTAATATTTTTATTTTCGTAAACATTATTTTTTATGTTGATTAATTTTTTATTTGCAACATATCTACCAATAAGTTTTATTTTTATGCCAGAAAGATCTAAAACTAAAACATCTCTTCCCGTTATATTATTATATTTGTTCGTCGAAGAAAGATTTTCTAAGGAAAGATTCATATTTGGCGCAAAATTAAAACCAAAAATTAAACTATCTTTCGGATTTAAAACATAAGGACTTTCAACATAATTGTCTTCATAACCTAAATCAAAAGGAGCACCTCTTTCGTCATTAAAAAAGTCTTCTGTTGCAAATTGATTCTCTGTATTATAAGACTTTTCAGAAGTAAAAGGCAATCCAGCTCTATTTTTTCTTTGTTTAGGATAAATTTCAAATTTACTAAATCTTTTAAGATTTTTGTTTTCTTTGTAAGATTTAACGTTTGACAATATTTTTACTGTTTTAAAATCGTTATGTATACAGATATCATTAATAGTGTTTCCATCCCAGCCTTCTGGAAAATCTGTTTTTTTCAAGTCTGTGTATAAAACTTTATCAAATGCATCTAATGAACTAAAATATACAGGATTTTCTTGAATATTTTGACCGACATTTGCTATTTTAATACTTGTAACTATTTCTCTTTGTTTTACGTCTGTGTAAAACAAATTTTCATAATTGTATAAACTTCCTTCCTGATTATATCCTGCAGTTTTGTTTGGAAATATACTTGGAGAAAAATTGTTTTGAACTTCTATTTCTTTAAATGGAGATCTAAATAATGTATTTGTTATATTACTTTGAGAACGTGTCTGAGCATTGTCTTTATTTCTAGGTGCAGCAATTGTTTCTAAAGAACTTGTATTTTCGTTATAATGAGTACTTTGAATATAATCAGAATTTACCCAAAAAGAATTGTACTGATTAGTATCGTTAATGTCACCTCTTTGATTCAATATAAAAAAATTAAGAGTATTAAAGCAAGGTATATTACTATTATTTGAAATTGAAAAATTTTGTATACCAAACTCAACATATACTTTTTCTAAAATAAAATCACTCGTAATAAAACTTTTTAAAGGAACAGTAACTTCTTCTTTTCCTCTATATATTACGTCAAAAGGGAAACCACAATTTGAAATAGGATTTGAAATTCCTTTGCCTCCTAACACCTTTCCTGAATTGCCTATTACATCATTATCATAAAAAGTTAAAGGATTATGCGTAATACATCCTCTTTCTAATAGTGCAGTAATAGTAGAAAATTTATTTGAGTCAATAGTGCCTAAAGAATAATCATATATACCGTCTTTTAAATAAATTGTATTGATATTAGCTGCTAAAAAACAACTTTCTCCTTCTCCATCGTGCCAGTTCCCAGGATTAGGATATTTTACATAAGGTATTGGTCCGTTAAGTCGATAATTTGTTATATTATTATTGTTATCAAAAGTAGAATTATTAAGGTTAAAAGATAAAGCTTTTTTGCCTAAACTATTAAATTTTATTTCTATTTCTTCATAATCTTTTTTAATTTGATATTCTCGTTTTTTAAAATTATAAATTATTTTGTCAAATTCTGATTGATATTGTATAAGATCTTCTTCGTTTTGACTTGAAAAAGTTTCACTTAATGTAAAGTCTTCTTTATACACTTCATAAAAATCATTATCTAATTCGTTTCTATAATTAGCGTATATTAAATTTTTATAGTCAATATCTTCTGGTATTTTATTAATATTAAAACTTACATCATCTATTTGTCCAAATGAATTAGGTGTATGTAAAATCCTGTTATTTAAAGAAATAGTAGAAGGAGAATAAAAACCTGTTTCTTGCAAAAAATATTTTTTTTCTATTCCTAAAGTTGCATTAACACTTTTTTCTACAAACATTATTGTATCGTTATCATTATACTTGACTTCGTCTGTAAGCGTCTCTTTACTAATATGAAAATTATCTCTTAACACAAAATTATTTAAATGTTGATCATCTTTCAAGACTTTTCTAAAGTTTTGATTTAAGTTTCCTGATTTGCTAGTGTTTCCAACTTGTTTATTTCTTATCTTTGGCATTAGTCAATACTTTCATAAAATCCTATTGAGTCTCTTCCTGCGCTATGCTCTTTGTTCAAATCTTTACCATGTGAAGAATAAAGTATATCTTCTGATATTATTTCATCTTTGTCTCGAATATTTAATATTTTACTATTAATATCATTATCAGTAAAAATATATTTGTTATTATTGATCCACCAAAAATTATTATTAGGACTCATGTCATAAAACGGATGATACTTTTTTCCCTCAAATGCAAAAAATCTTGCATCTATTGATTTTGTAAAATTAGATATAAGTATATTTGTACTAGCATTTTCTGTATAAACATTTGTATCAGCATTATAGATATAATTCAATCTATTTAATTTTTTACTAATATTTTTATCAGCAAGAAAAGTTTCTATTACGTCGTCAGAATATGGAAAAACTTTATCATCTTCTTTTCTATATTCTTGCGTGATTGTATTATTAATTCCAAAAGCAGACTTACTTTTTCCTGTATCATTAAAATTAAATCCTCTTAAAGAATCAATACTGTCTTCTGACATTTGTATTTTTCTAGTATTTGAAAAAGCATCTATTCTTCCACCTCTAAACATAAAATCTGAATAATTAAATGTAAAAATGTAATCAAATTCTTCATCGTCAAAATTCTCCAAAAGAATATTTTCTTTATGGATTGGGTTTTCTTTGTCATAAAAAGGTAAATTTTTTTTATTTTCAAATTCTCGATTTCCGCTTGAAGATCTTATACTTCCTATACATTTTCTCCCATCTTTAAATTTAACTCTTACTTGAGTAATTTCGCTATCACTGAAAGGCTTAAATTTTGCATTATTTAGTACATTATCAGAAAGTTCAAAAAAATTTCTTTGAGATGTAATATATTCTTTTGATTGAGATTCGCTGTATTTAAAAACAACTTTTACAACTTTATTATTTTCTTTTGACAAAAAAACATGCTGATCTGAAGTATTATTAACTTCAAAAGATTTAACGAAATTATTCGCTGTTATAGTTTGATAATTTATTTTAGCATTTTTACCTTCAAGAAAAACTGATTTTCTTGAAGCTGTAACGTCTATTACATTAATTGCCATATTTACATCTTTCTTTTGTCTATTACACTAATTCTAAAATCTTCAGGTTGCCTATAGTTTTTTGTGTTTCTTAAATTTCTATAATAACTATAAGTATTTTCTTCGTTAAAAACAGGGATTAAACTATTGCTCGATTTATACTGATATTTGTTTCTTTCTAGAGAATGTGATTCATAGACAAAGTTAAAGCCTTTATACCTAATTTTAGAAGGCACACATTCGTATAATAGCTCTTCCAGAATATTATCAAAATATTTATACATTTGATAAATGTCTGGAATATTGATTTCTTTTTCTAATCTATTAAAATAATTTTCTCTAAAATTATATAAGTCTTTATAAGAGTCTTCATAAACATTAGATATTTGTGATATTTTTTCACTAAATTCTTTGTTGATATTAATAATTTTTAATATATCTTGATTTATAAAATTAACTAAACTAAAATCTATACTTAAACGATTGTCTTTTGAATACAAGTAATCAGGAGAAACTCTAGGAGTATTTGATACGTTTAAATTATTATATTGCTTTTTAAATATATCACTTTCAAAATCATTAATGTATATATGATTATTACTCCTTGGAAAATCAATTTCACTATTTTGAGATAGAATTTCAATTTTTCTTACAGCAAAAGGATTAAAGCTATTTATATCTTCTCCTTGATGTAAATTTATTATATTTGTTTGAATTTTTTCTACAAAAGAATTAATAGTATAAGTATCGTTATTATTTTTAATATAACTGCTTAAGTCTTTATAAATATCCATATTTAAAATAACATTTTCTATTCCTGAGTTAGTAGAAATAGTATTTATAGACTTACATTTTAAAAATATTTCTTCTTCACTTAAGGATGTATTATATACTCTTAAATTAGAAATTTTTCCTTGAAATTCAGTTTCATATGACATATTACTTAAATAGCCTTGATCTTGAGCAGCCTCATAACTATTGTATTTTCCTATAGATAAAACCTGACCTATCTGTGATTTTGGAGTAATATCTTTTTTAGTTTCAAAATAATTAGATTTAACTTCTTTTGAATAGAAAGTATTTGCAATACCTGATATTGTTAATTTGTATTTATAATATTTGTTATTCTGTACGATATTATCAATTAGTTCTCTGTTTAAATTAATATAATTTATATTACCATTTAAAAAATGTATATTTTTTATTTCAATTACATCAATGTTATCATTACTATTAATATCATTTATATAAACTTTTATATTACCATATTCATTTTTATTATTTAATCTTTCAAAAACAATATTTATATGTGGTCTAGAAAAATTACTTCCTAAAATATTATTATCTATTCTTAAAAGAGATTGTTTATTATTATATACTTCCTTTTTAAATGAATCAAAGCTATAAAGACACTCAATAGACCACTCTTCAGATACGTTAAAATTATTAATTGTTGATGTTTGCAATAAAAGTCTATTTTTTGCTGACGGATTACTTGTTGAGCTATCTGCTGATGCGTCTTCAAATAAATTTTTTCCACAACCAAAGTCGATTTCTTTATGGCTTATTTTTTTTGGATACAAATTATTATCGATATTAAATTTATTTTGACCATTAAATTCTTTAATAGATATAAATCTTGATGACTCTAAACCAAAAGAATTAAAAACAGAATTAATACTAGACAGTGTTCCTTTTGTCATTAAATAATCACGAGAGTTAATTAAAAATCTTTGCCATAAATTATTTTGAATTTGTCTAATAGAAATATCAGATATAACTTCTTCATGTGTTAAATTTTTATTATTTAATTTTTCTAAAATAGGATAAGGAAGAATTTCTCTAAAATCAAAACCTGATAGTTTTAATGCCATAGGTAGCAATATTCCATCAAGCTTTTTATTATTATTTAGCGTATCATAATTAACATCAATTACCTTAGAAATAGAATCAATATATAACTTAAATTGATCAAAAAACCTTGCCCATATTACAAATAAATTAACCATTTTTTGGTTTGCTTTTGATTTAGTTTTAAACAGGTTTGCAGAAGAATTAATTTTTTCTTCTGTAACATATGTTTCGTCAATATTATCAAAGTCTGAACCTTCAACGAACAAGTTTTTTGGTAAAAGTTTCCAAAAAGAGTTAGGATTGTTTAAATCGTATCTTTTAGCATCAGCAATAATATTATCTTGAATGTTTATTGCCTCTTCATTGCTAGGAAAAAGAACAGGATTGTTATCTAGCTTTTCATATTTTAAAGGTGATTTGATATTACTGTAAATACCTCGCATTGAAGAAATATTACTTTGAGATAAAGAACTCATTCCATGCAGTTTATTACCAGAATAATCCAAAATTAAAGTATTATTAGTAAAATCACCACTTGGTTCATTAAATCTATAGTAAAGTCTTAATGTTTCTTTTGAAGTAATGTTTTCATTTTTTTCTTTTGCAATAATTTCACGACTTCTTGATTCGTTAGAAAAAACTCTAAATTCATCTAAAAGTCCTATAAAATGAAAATCGTTATTTGCGTCTGAAAGATAAGAAAAGCTACTATTTGTTACGTAATTACCATTACCAATAGTACATTTTACAATGTTAAAGCTATTGTCAAATTTTATAATGTCATTATCGCTATTTATTGTTTTAACAGGTATGCTGTTTATATAAATTTGACTTGTTGATCCTTTGTTTTCATCTAATGAGGATTCAAATGTAATATTAACGTGGTTCCATTCATTTAATTTTAAATAGTCACTAGAATTTTTAATAAAACAATGTTTTACTTTATCTTCATTTTTAATTAAAAAGCATATGTTGCATTTATTATTTGCGAAGTCTTTTAAGAATAATGTATATCCTTTATTATTGCTATATTTTTGAAATATAATTTGATTATCATTGTCAGTAGATGTTGGATGTATCCAAAAATCAAAACTAAAGTTAAAATTATTATGTAAATTTAGAAGTCCTGTTTTGATTTGCTTTTTATAATCGTTTAATAAACTTCCGTTACGATCAATAATGTCTATCTGATAAGTTCCATCAAATCTTAAATATCCTATGTTCTTTAAAAAAACTTTTTGTAGTATATACTTTGTGTATCCATCTAAGTTATTTAAATAATTTATCAAATCATTTTTTGTTCCGTCATATGGAAAATCATTAAATATTTTTTTAAAAGCATAGTTTGTTTTTTCTATAGCAGAGTCAAAAAAAACATGTTCTTCAAAATTACTAAAATCAACACTTTCAAGTTGTTGTGTAGAAAAAAAACCAGAATAATCATCAAATCTTTCAAAGTATTCTGAGACATTTTCGTCATACAAATCTAAAAAAGATTTAAGCTCTATATTTTGTTCATTTTTAGATGAAGCTATATTAGATGATTTTATTGAATTTTTAAAAGAATTATAAGATTTAGTATTATTAAATGACACATTTTTATTTTTATTTAACATTATTAAAACCTTATATTAAACTTTTTATCAAAAGTAGTTTTTTGCAAAATAGAAGTTTCATCATTATAATAAAACTTAAAATTAATTCTTTTATTTTTAAGTATTTCACTTGCAAAAAGCCTTAATGTATAATTATCGCCATTATAAATAAGCTTAGTTGCATTAATATTAGCTTCTTCTTTAGATACGATTTCTTCATTGGTATCAATATCATATATTGAATAGAAAACATCACCTAAATTTTCACTTACCAAATCAATACTTTTATTAACAGCTTTATGTTCTTTATTTATGTCAATAAAATCAACATATAAACGTATTATCTCGTTATTTGCTTCAAAATCTGAGTTTTGTGAATTTATCTTTGTATAAAGCATTTTATTTTCAATTTGTGAAGAGTATACAGGTTTATAAAAGTCAACATTTTCAGTGTGTAAGTTGATTGTATTTGTTACTCCGCTTGCTGTATAAGTATAATAATATGTAAGTTTAACTGTTATTTTATCACTGCTTAAAAGTGCTGTTTCTATATTTGTATTGAATAAATCAATTACATCGTTAGCAATAGTAAATTTTTTAATTCCAGTCTTTAATTTTCCATTAAAATCATAAACATTTGCTGCACTTATTATATGACTATCTGCATCATCATCTAAAACATTAGTATCATTTACAACATATTCAAGCTTTAAAAAATAGTTATAACTAGTATTAAAAGAAGAAAGTGATGATGTTTTGTTATATAGATAAAATATTTCTTCATTACTTACAAATCTTTTCTTAGACTGATTGGTAACATTTTCTATTTTATTTTCATCTATGTGAACTTCGATTCTAGGCTTATTTATTTTGTCATTTATTTGAACACTGCCAAATCTTTTAACAAAATATGTATATTCATCAAACAAATAATCAAAGTCAAAACACACAGCAAATACGTTATCTGTTTGGCTACTATTTAAAAGCTGATTAAAATAAGATGTAATATCAAATATACAATCTTCGTTTCCTTTTGAAAAACTATTTATATTGTCAAAAACTAGATAATGACCGACAGTACAATCATTTTGAGAAATAATAGCATTATTTGCCCAGGAATTAGATGTACTAAGTTTACTAAAGTTTGCAAAACCTTTGTCAGAAAAATTATATATATCTGATCCTATTCCTTCATCAAAGTCCTTAGATAAAACACTTAACTTTAAACTATAATCTTTTGGTCTAGTACTTGCTGATCCTACATCAAACAATTTGATATATGCTTTAAAGTTATTAGTATTATTAAATACAGAGTTTGCTACCTGAAAACTGTTTCCTATTTTATGAATATATTTGTTTTTAAAACCTTCTATATCAAATGCAAGCAATAATATTGAATGTTGAATTCTAATAAAATTTGTTATTTGAATTCCTGTTGCATTTGATTGATTTTGTTTGTCTCCAACATCTCCTTTTAAGTCTTGTTCAATTATAATCGTATCATCACTAATCTTAAATAATGTTACATTAAAGTTCAAGCTATTGTCGTTGGAAATAGAAGTAAGAACATTAAATATTTGTGTGCATAACTCATTAATATTAAAAGGTGTTGTTCCTAATCCTATTTTATAATTTTGACCTAATTTTGAACCTGGGCTATTATTATTTTCATTTTCAACAAATACAAAGGTAAATGCATCGTTTAATGAATTTTTTAAATAATCTTGAATTTTAAAAGTTTGATTATTAAGCGGAAGAGCACTAATTTTCAATTTTGCTCGACTTTTAATATTTTTACTTTCGCCTGATATCTTAAATAAGTCTAAAGTTGAAGCTTTACCAACATTTGAGTAAGTGCCATCATTCAAACCTAAGTGCAAGTTTGTTACATATGTATCTTTTGTTGCTAAAGATGTAATAATCATAAAATTTCCTTTTTAACCACTAACAACTTCAATATCTAAAGCAGGATATTTCAGCTCAAAAATTCCTCCAACAGGAGGATAAACTATACCATCAATATATTGTTTTCTAGAAGAAAATCTATTATTATTATATTCAACAGAAAGAATTGATTGTTGCGTTGTCAAATCGCTATTTGTTTTTGATCTAACTATTGTTTTATAATTTGATATTACTGTAATAATTCCATTTACAGAAAGCAAAATAGAAATAATATCGTTAACATTTATTCCTTCTCCAATATTTAAAGTTTCAAATCTCATTTCTTGAAAAATCTTTGATGTTGCTTGTGCTAGAACAGAACTTGAATCATAACTTTGTCCTATTTTAACCTTAATAAATAAAGAAAAGTTATAAACAGGGGCATTAATTATATTAAGACTATCTCCAATAAGTCTATATTCATTCAAATATTTAGAAAGGTTAATTTTAATTGCATCATTTGCATTGACGTAATGATTATCATCATTTTTACAAATAACGTATAGATCTTTTGCTGACTTTGTATAAGGATTATTAACAATTGCTGCCTTGTGAATTCTGCCAAAATCAAGTGGCATTGTATATATCCTTGCTAAAAGATCTTCGTGATTTACTATTCTTGATTGTTGTTTTAAAGCAACTGGAATTTGTGATCTAAGCTCTTCAAATTCTAAACTATTTGAACCACCAACTGCCTCTTCTTCGTTATTTACTGCGACTGATGCATTTATAACACTTATATTACTATCTACTGATATGTCTTCAATATTTGGATAAATAATTTTTAATTCTAATATTTCACTAATTGTATCTGCGTTAACATTATGCGATAATCCACCACCATACTTGTATAAAATACTAATGTTTTTTCCGGCAGGAGAAACTCCTAAACTATCACTTTTTAAAAGTCTTTTTGGGTCTAAAGATTTTTTTGAAAAATTATTTTTACCTAAAAGTGGAACTGAAAGATAGTCTTCAGGATTTGAAAGAATTCCGTCTTCAATTATTTTTCCTTCACCATTTCCAAATCTAATAGTTGTCAATCCAGAATCAAAATCTTTCTCTGTAATAAATCTAAATGGTGCCGGCCTTATTTCAAAAAAAGCTTCATTGCCATTTTCTATTTTTTCATAAACTGTGTCTTGTGAAAGATATTCAACTTCTTTGTATTCATTAAAATCTTCATCAATGATTTTTTTAATTTGAGTAATATTTTGATTAATCATTGTATAGCTTAAAAAACTTCCAGAATCATCTTCGTCAAAGAAAACACTTTCTTGAAATTCATCACCTGAAGTACATATTCCTTTTTTTACAAGAATAACAGTTAAAGGTACACCATTCGCGTCTGTATCTGATACTGTTATATTATCATAGCCTTTGTTAAAGTCTATATCTTCTTCTAGTATAAAATTTATACCTTCTGTTGATGCAAGTTTTGTTCCTGACTTTATAATAGGAAGATATGACTCTTGAGGCATAATCGTATTTGAATCACTACTATTTTCTGCATTTACTTCAATATAAAAATCAACGTATACACTTGACGGAGAAGCATAACCAGTTGTAACACCTGCTTTTCTTAAATGGTTTATTATATTATAATCGTTTGTAGATGTTTCATAGTCTAATTCGTTAAATTGTTGTTCCATATAAAAACTTAAAGACTCACCAACAATTGCTGCAAAGTCCAAAAACATACCACCCAAAGAAGCTTCAGAAAAATCTTGTATTTGATTACTAAAGTTGCTTTTAGCATAATTTAAAAGTTCGTTTCTAAATCCATCAAAGTCTTTTTTGATGACTTTGTTCTTGTTTCTATAATTTTTAAGTTTATTCTGAAATTTTGGATTTGACATTTTCTACCTCGAAAAGTTTATCTTAATATAAATTATGTTTTGTATGTCTTCAAATAAATATTTAATTGATATTTCATAATATGGTGAATTAGACTCAGTTGGCTCTATATATTGTGATGTATAGTCTTGCAGTGTTATAAAAGGCATATATTTACTAACTGCTCTTTTAACTTCGTCCATTGCTATTTCGTCAATATCTTCTCTATTACTTAAACTATAAAGTTCTATTAAGTCTGTTCCAAAATCAGGTCTTCCTAAATACTCGCCTTTTCTAGTTAAGATCAAGTTTTTTAAATTAATTTTAACCTGATCATTTTCATCATATGTCATCGAAAACAAAGTTTCTTGTGTATTTTGACTATTTCTTAAAGGTAAAACTATTCCAATAGGTGACTTAGATTCTTGAGAAATAACTTCTTGCCTTCTAAGTCTTTTGTTTATGTCTTTAATACTTCGACCTGAATTTTTAAACTTATATTGAGACATTTAAAACCTTAATTATAATCTTTTATTAATAATTATTAGACAATAAAGAATTTCAAGAAGTTTTAGTAAATTTACTTAACATCTTATTGAGATTATAAATTACTTTTTTAATTCTATTTGAATACTCCTCTTTCGTACTTATTTTTAAATCTTCCTGTAAAAATCTTATATTTTCATCATTTTTGGTTTTCATTTCAGCAAGTTTAGACTTAGGGAGGCCTTCTAAATACAATTCTAAAGATTTTATTACAATTCCAACTGGCTTCAAAGGACCAACCATTGTAGGTTCTGCATAAGAAGTCCAAGTTTTAAAAGTTTTTAGTAAAGTATCGAACATGTCATGTGTTATTTGATTTGTTTCATCTAGATCGATTAACATGTCTTTTAACAACTTCATAGCAGTTATTTGAACATTTAATGTTTCTAACAAGAACTCTTGAAGCTGTTCACCTAAAACCAAACTTTGTGACTCTTCACTGTTACCTATATAAACCAAGGCAGATTTACCGTTTTCTTTATTTGGCAATCTTTCATAAGACCCAATCAATATCTTATTACCGTCAATTATTATATTTCCAGTTTCATTTAAAGATATCTGTGAAGAATTATTATCATTGCTGTTAGTTTGTATTAATTTAATATTATTATTTGGTGAAAACCTTTTATTGTGTGTACAAAATATAATACTATCAGCAACACCAGTGATTGAAGAACCACCTGAAAGCGTATTTGAATTAAAAGAATCGACATCGGGCATTTTAAAAGGAATATAGTGTGTTAAAAATCTACTTGAGTTTGTGTTGCCAAAAGAATAGTCTTCATAGACCATATCTTGTATATCGTAAATTTGCAAAGGATTGTTTTTTTGTATTTCTATATTTCTTAAATTATACTCTGAAACTGATAATTTAGCTGCATCTTTTCTATAGTCTGTTTTATCGTTCAATACATTTTCACTAAATTTATTTAATTTAAATTTATTAACTGTATTTTCTGAAGGGAATGACATATTTGATTTTATTGTTTCAAAATGAATACCATTCCACACTTGTGAACCTACAACATCAGAGTCAAATTTAAGAACTTGTGCTTTTTTACTCAACAAGTTATTATTATAATCTTGCTGTTGAGGAGTAAAAACTTCTGGAGGTTTCTTTTTTGAATAGTCACCAAACCCTGCAATAAGATCTATAGCTCCATGTCTTGTAACATTATTATCGTTATCTATTACGCTAGTTAAGCTTATTAAATTATTGTATGTTCCTCTAATAGCAATATCTTCTGGTTTTTTAATAAAATTACCAATAGGTTTAATCGATAAATTTTTAATATTTTTTTTAAAATAAGCACTAGAGTTTTTTACAAATTTATTTTCTTGAGCAATTGAATCAAATGTATGTTCATATATTGTAAAACCTCTAATATTTTCATTTTTTATTTTTTCTTGTTTTTCTTTGGCATTCTTAGGTGTCTGATTTGATTCTGTTACACCTTTTTTATTGTTTTTGAATATACTACTTTCTCTTTCGTCATAACAATAACCTACATCTTCTGTTGTAAAATAGCTGTGTGCCCTGCCTAAATAAAAAGCATTAATATTAAAAAACCTACCTTTACCTGTTATATCTTCTATTTCTTGCAGCCATATTGTTTCACCAACTTTTACAGGAAGACCTAAATGCGAAGAAATAAAAGGTATTGCAACTAAAAATCCAAATGAAACATTATTGTTTGTAGAAGATTTTTTTCTAATAGCAAATACACATTCTGGAGGTAGTTTATTTAAAAAATTTATATATTCTCTATTTGAATAAATGCTAGGATTACTATTAAAAAATTTATTTTTAACGCCTATATCATTTAAACTTTTATCAATTAAAGACGCATTGCCGACTTTATCACCAACAACATAAATTACTCTAGCTTGTACAAACATAAACTATCCATTAATCTGACTAAATATATCATCTGAAGAGATTGCTTCAGACTTTTCTTCTTCTTTTGCAATTAATTCTGCTAGTTTAAGTATTTGATCGTTTGATTTACTCATTCTTTCTATGTATTTTGACATAATTGAACCAATATTCATATGTTCATTTACGCCACCTTGCATTGAAATATATGCATCATTAAATAAAAGTTTGGCTTTTTCTCTATCTTCTAATGCATTTTCATATATTTCTTTCCAAAGCATCTTTTTTTTATCTTCTAAAGAATCGATGCTGTCCAAAATATCAGCAAAGTTTTTAATTTGATGCTCTTTTTTATCGTTTTTATCTAATTTTTTTGATACGGATTCAATATTGTCAATCATTTTTTTCCTTAAAACCAGTCAAACATTTTATCTGGACCTGATATTTTTCTGTAATGTTTTCTTATATTTGACAAAGAAGAACTTAATTCTGAGCTATTAAGTCCGGATATCTCTCTAAGATAAACAAAAATTGCTCTTTTATTTAAATAATCTAAACTGTCAATATTATTATAAATATGATAAATTGCATCAATACATCTAATGTCTCTTTCGTCTTTCAAAAGACCTTTTATATGCATCATCATGTCTTTTATTATTTGATGATTCTCGTCTTTTAAAAATATACTTTCATGTGAATCATCATAATCAATTTCTGCTAAACATCTTTTTTCATCGCTTGTAAAAGTTTCAGGTGCTTCCATGGAAACACTTCTCTTGGCATTTTTTAATAGTCTTCTTGAATTAATAGTCAGCCAGTTTTTTGCAACAACATTAAAGTAAGAAAAAGCTTTAGTTCCATTATCTGGATTCCATTTATGAATAGTTTCAAATAAAAAAGTTACACAATCTGATTTTAAATGAACAATATTTTCGTTTGCAGATTTGTAATTATAAACTGATACTAAATTATGAACAAGCTCAGTAAACGCTGGATGAATATAATTTTGATATAAAATATCTTTATGCCTTTTTAATTTAGAGTTTTGATATTCAACTATTTTTTCTTGAGTTTCTTTATTAAAATAATAATTCTTTTTCTTCTTTTTAGGCTTAGTTGTACTACTCAATATCTTCTTCCTTTTCTTCGTCATCACGTAAATCTTCTAAACTTAATTTATTTGCAATATATAGAATTGATAGTTTAATGTGTTTTAGCTCGTTTAGAAGTCGCTTAATTTCAGGACTGTCAAAAAATATTGGTATTTCTAATATCTTGACTATTTTAGAATACTTTTCATCAATTATATCTAGACATTCTTCGATTGATTCTTGCACATTAATAATTATAATTCCAAATTTAATACAATAGTATACTAAAATGCAATTAAAAAATATAGATGCAATTAAAAAATATAGCATATTTAAAAATTACTTTCAAAAACTTCTTTGTAATTATTTAATATAATATCTATATTATAGTTTTGTTTAATTATTATTTGTCTTTTATCAGCTATTTTCTTATAAAAATCAATATTTTCAAAAAAAACTTGTAGTTTATTTATCATAGACTCTATTTTAAAATTTGCCCAATAAGGATTTGAATCTTTATCTACAAAATTAAAATCTTGAGTAAATATTTCTTTTTCATATTCAATTTGTAAAAAATCATTATCTAAAAATTCTTTGTAAGCTGAATAGTTTGTTGCTATAATAGGTAAACCGCATGAAGCTGCTTCTATAAAAGGTAATCCCCAACCTTCTGCTCTCGTTCCTGACAGCATACAAGTTACTTTTTTACAAGAATACAATCCTTTTAATTCTGTTATTGACAAAGAACCAAAAATTAAACATATTTTTTCTAAGTTTTGATCCTTTAAAATACTTGTAAGCTCATCTTTTAAATAATTAAATGCACTATTAGTAAATTTTCCTGTATTTACTTTTAAAATAATTCCTATGTTTTTGTCTTTGACAAAGTCTAAAGCTGTCTTTATTGTTTTAATAATATTTTTTCTATCTGATTTTTGATTATCACTTGTAATTTGTCCAATTATTAGTATGTTTTTATCATATTTTAAATCTTTTAAAAAATTAAAATTTTCTTTGCATTTATCAAAATCTTTATAATACCATTCATTTAATACTTCAATTTTAGTTTCTAAATTTAAATTATTTATTCTAGAAGTTTTATAAAATGCATCCCTAGAAAATATTGAAGGAACTATTACTAAGTCCATATTATTACAATATTCTATCCATGTCTTTTTAACAATATCAGCTTCAAATCCTGCTGTAATTCCTATGTTTTTAAGTGCTATATTTTTCCATTCATTAGGCAATAATACTTGGTAAGATACATCTGCTTTTTCTTTGCCTAACTTTTTTTGGCAATATTTAATTATGTTTTTAATAGTTTCGTCTTTGTCATCTAGGATCCAAGAAGTTTTACCCCACAAAGTTGGTTGAACATAGAGATCAATATCGTTTCTCCTAAAAAGATATTCAAATATTTGTCTTGTATGAACGCCATAACCAGAATTTGTTAAAATCGGACCTTTTAATATAACTTTTTTATTTATTTTAGATATACAACTTTTGCTTTCGTCTTTTGTTTTTGACATTTAAATTCCTTAATTGTTTTATTTAATGATTTATACCATAAGTTAATCGTATTATCGTAGTCAAAAGCTATTTTACTATAATTTTCAACTTTCTTTGAAAGAATATCGTAGTCATCATTTTTTAGGCTTTTAATGTGTAATATAGCATCAGCTACTTTATTACAATTTACGTAATCTTCATAAATGTAAGGTATTTTTTGATTTCCTGCAATAGACTTTACGTCAGGATTTAAACCTACTCCATTTTGTGTATTGTCTCTAAAATCAATAACCTGCCTGTATAATCCGCCTGTTTTTGTTGCTATAATTGGTGTTCCAGTCATCATTGACTCAAGTGTAGTTAAACCAAATCCTTCACTATAACTTATATTTAAACAAACATCTGAAATATTGTGCAGTATATTAATAAATGAAGTTTCTAATTTTTGCACGGAAAAGGAAACTGTATCTAAAATATCTAACATTATAGCAATTTCAATTAAATTTGCACCAGCTGAATCTTGAGGATCTGTATGCATTAATAATGTTACTTTTTCTCTTTCTTTTAAGCTTAGCTTATCTAAAAAATATTTCCATGAATACAAGACATCAGCAGGTCTTTTTCTCATACAATTTCTATTCATCCACAAACAGACAAAATTATCTTTTCTATTTTCTCCTAATATTCTTGATTTTTCTTTTTTTATTTTAGATTTTTCAAGTCTATAAAAAGCATTTTTTGGAAAAGCGTGCGGGATAAAATTAGTTTTTTTTGCAAAGTTTTCTTTGCACATCTGATATGTTAAAAAAGAATGACAATTTATAGCATCAACAGATTCGTACATCCAATCATTAAATCTAGGTGTAGGTCTATTATCCCATACATGCCACCAAAGAATAGGACATATTTGTCTTATTTCGTCTTCCATTTCAAAAAGCCAAGTAAAAAATCTTGGATCCGAAAAAATTATCAATGCATCTGGCTTTTCATTAACTAAGATTGATCTAATAAGGTCCGGACTTCCAAAACCATCTATAGGTTTAATTAGAAAATTATCGTTAATTTTTTTAACATCGTAATTTTGATGCTTAATTGCAGCACCTAATTGAATAAATTTTAAATCTCCTTTTTTAAGCAAGCCTTCAATTAAAAATTTTGTTTGTACTCCTACACCACTTGGTGAACAAGCATGGTCAGATATTATTAGTATTTTTTTCTTTTTCATAAAACCTTTTTTACTTACAATGGTTAGTATTTTTAAATTCACAAAACATACAAGAATCTCTGTTTTTTAAAAAAAACTTTTTCTCAACTGTTTTTATCATGCTTCTAATCATTTTTTGAGATTTTTCTAAATTTTTAGGCCCACTTGAAACTTTAATTAACTGACAAGATTTACCTACAGTTTTTACTTTTTTTAGTAAAACAAAACCACATTGGACGTCTTTCATCTGTATATTGTTTTTAATTGCCCAGTAGTTTTTATAAAGAATTACTTGTGCTTGAGTGTTAAAGTCTCTTTGTTTATCTAAAGACCAACCTCTTCCACTTGAAGTTTTCCAGTCTAATATCCAATACTTAAATTTATTTTTATTTGGCACTTTAATAATACAGTCAATGTAACCTTTAAATTTTGTTTGCATGTTTTCAATGTTTTCATATAGAGGCTCTTCAGCTGAAACATATTCCCATCCTGGGAAAGTACTATCTAAAAATCCTGGCAAAGATTTTATACTTGTTTCTGACCACTGAATCCAGTCTTTTAACTTGTTATGTTTGTACTTCCAGCCTTGAAGCTCTGCTTTTTGCGTTTGTAATTGAATAAAATCTTCAGAATCAAAGCCGTGTTCGTCCCATGCTAATTTAATTTTATTTTTAGCTTCATCAATTTTAAGCATTTTTGTTTTTAAATAATGTTCACAAGCATCGTGAATTATTGTGCCATAATGTAAATGCGGGCTTTCTTCAAAAGAAGATAATTTATCAATATATAGTAATTTATGTCTCCAAGGACATTCCTTCCACTGGCGTATTTCAGAATATGAAACATGCTCTTTTAGTATAGTCATAA